CTGTTTATACACATAAGCTGATTTATAAGTTGTTAATGCTGCTAAAGTTCCAGAAGCAATACCAGCTTGAGCAACGTTTGCCACGTTTGTCGAACCTTGTGAAACGCCGGACGCAGAGTTGCCAAAAATTACATTCCGGTTATTATTTGATCCATCGTCTATCATTACAACAACACTACGAGCAGAACCGTTGGTGTTTAAATACATCTGTTCCCAGACTGCAATAAGAGTACCTTCGGACATGTTAATCCAAGAAGAACTTGATACTACTGGTAGATCCGCTGATCGAACTACAGAGGCAGACGAAGTTGGAATATAAGTTGTCATGCGAGCTGTAGAAACCGTTGGGGTCGTAGTTTGCTCAATTTGAGCACCATAAACGTACCGAGTCCCGCCTGAAATCCTGGTTCCGATTCCATCGGATGTTGCCGAAACCGTTCTTATTGTAAGCGTTGTATCCGCTGCATCTAACGTCCCGTGGATAGAAATACGATACCACCCATTAGGCAGCGTAACTATTTCACTACCAACGTATGCTCCCGTACCATTATTAACAGTCTGACCTATAGTGCCTGTGTTTATATTGAAGTATGCATAAAATCCATTTACTGAGGCCCCGTTAAGCACCATCAGCCGAATCCAATCATGATTACCTTTTTTTACAAAAATAGAACATGCCACCAATGCGCCAGCAGTTATAGTTCCAGATGCGGATACAACTGCGGCTGTACCTGCACTTCCTTCTGTTATTAATGATGCATTTGCTATGTTTTCTGGGGACGTATTATTTGTAGATGTAATCGTAGTATCTATTTTAGTCCAAGCTGCATTAGAAAACTCATTAGAAAATGTACAAAGATTTGTGCGCTGCTCTTCAATTCGAAGACCACGCGACGCTAACGTTATGGGATGGTAATCAAAGCGCGGGCCATAATACACACTTGATGTTGTAGAATTATATGCACGAACCGCGGAACTTCTTTCTAACTGAGGTGCCGCAAAGTAAATCCCGCTACCTACCGTTCCAGTATAAGATTCCCCACGTGCAGACAATCCACTAGTAATGATACCAACAACTGAAGTTCCAGAACCTGTTGAAGTCGCTGTTGATGTAATTGAACATCTATACCAACCGGAACCGACAGATGTCATGACTGCCGTGCAGGAAGCTGCTGTAAAAGCTATGGTTCCGTTTGTTAGATCAAAATTTGCATAAGCATTAACACCAAACGTTACAGATGTAAGGCTTATTTGAGCATATTGACGCTCAGCTGGTTTTAAATACCACGAAAAGGTATAGGTTAAACCGCTTTGGTAAGCTAAAAATACACCTAAGTTATGTGCCGCTGTGGTAGCATCCTCTGCAATTTTACCACAATTACTAATACCCGTGGGTGGAGCAATCGGATTACTAGAATAAGTAACAGCATTTTTAGCCCAAACACCATTTGACTGGTCTTCTGACCAAGTCAAGGTATTCTCAGGCGCAAAGATCAAATACCCAGAGGAGTCATACTGAGTTGCACCCGAAGCACGTGAAAAGGTGACTGCAGTTGGCCCAGCTTGAGGGGATAGGCTTCGTTCCTGCGAGAATAAATAGGAAAGGGTTGGCGCTCGGAAAGATGCCAGTACTCCCTGAGTAGCTACTCGACTAATCACGCTGCCACATCCCCGGCTAAAATGTACCTAGCGGCCGAACCACCAGAGTTTTCAACTACAATCAAAGATACTACTGCATAAATGGCAGCTGTCTTATATTGAGATACTCTGTTTTGTAGCGTAGCTCCTGAACCAGCCGAGAAGGTAATCTGACCTGCGCCATCCTGTACAATGAGTACATTAAATCCAACACTGAGAGAATTAGGTAAGGTGATAGTCGTAGCAGATCCACTTGTTGATCTTAGAATTGTTCCATTATCGGTAGATGCTAATGTATACGTGGTAGACGATTGTGAGTTAACAGTACCCGTTAAAGCTGCTAAAGTAGCCGTTACAGAAGGTAATGTAATCGTAACATCGGAAGCGATTGCACCCGTTGCAATCGTAGTCGATGTATTTGTAGACTGAGCACCCGTACTAAATTTTAATTGTTTAAGTTGGTCTAGATCATCCGCAATTGCAAAGTCTGAGTCAGGTTGAACACCCGTGTAGTCAGAAAGCCACTTGTTGACTTTAGGTGTATAAACTATGGTACCTGTACCATCTTTAATAATGGGCATTTAAACTCCTGGGGATAGTTTTGAACCGTCCCATGTCCAACCAATATCACACGTTTCACTTGTAACATCGATTAAATCAAACGTGCTGGGTGGTTCCCAAAAGGATACACCATCCCATACAGCGATATTAACCACGACTCCATTTTGTACCATGGCTATTTTATGCATGGATTAACCTAGTTCAACTTCCAGAACGGATACGATTTTAGCGGGTACGCTATCACTTAATTTAAGTTTAACGCTGCTATTTGGTGGAATAACTCCAACAAGCTGCACAGTATTTTGAGAGATTAAAACACCTGACTGGGACTGAGAAAGTACTGATACCGAACCAGCCCGGCTTAGTTCAGCTACAGGTTCTTTATCAGCTTCACCAAAGAGTAGTGAAACAACAGCTCCACCTTTACCTTCGGTCGTAGACGTTCTAGAACTAATAGCTACAGTGTAGACAACTAAAGTAGTCTTTTCGGCACTAAGTTTAAAAACTTCATTAAGATTACGCGATTCAGATTTGAGAGCAAATTTATTACTGAGTTTTTCGTCAAGCTTAGCAGGTAAGTCTTTAACATCTTCAACTATGTGTTCATGTTTAACTTCGCATTTAGAACTAAGAAGATCTTCTAAACCGGTTACATGATGTACGTCATGTGAATGTTCGATTGGGGCCTTAGCTTTCAATTCGTCTTCTAAACCGATAACAAATTCAATAGGATGGGAGTGAAATGCTTCAGCTCGGCTTTCGGCTAATTCCTTAGCACCTTTAACAAGTTCCTTGGCTGCTTCTAGTTCTGCTTTAAGTTCTTTGATCTTATCCTCGGTTGCGTTAACCTGGTCAACAACATGAACTTCAAGTAAGCTTATGAAAGATGGTTTACTTCTTTCATCGAGCCACAAAAGACTGTTATAGCTTTCCTCTGTGTTACTCTCTACTGATCCTTCGTACTTAAACTCAACTTCACCAGAAACTTTAGACAAACATTCTTTAATATTTAATTTATGCATATAATCCTTAAAAATAAGATACGATAGATACGATTCCAGGTCCACCAGCTGATCCAGTACCTGAGGTAAAGCCGGTCAGGCAGGAACCACCACCCGATCCGCCGAATCCGTAACCAGCTCCCGTTCCTGCATTACCGCCGTTAGACGTAGCGTTGCCACCCCCGCCAGCTCCAGAAACTCCTTGTAGAAGACCAGACCAACCAACGGCGTTTCCACCATTTCCACCTGTAACAGCATTAGCGGCGCTATTTGCGTAAATAACCATTTGAGCTGACGACCCACCGGCTGTATTAACAGGGGTGGCTGCTAATCCACCACCAGAGCAACCATTTTGCGGTCCAGAGGAAGCTGGTCCGGACGCCGACCCTGATCCAGCTGCACCTAGTGTGGCGGCAGCTCCGTTGGAAGAGAATCCGTAACTACCAAATCCACCGCCACCACCACCGGCAGAGGAAGCATTACCACCAATTCCGCCGCCGCCTCCGGTACACCTACCATAAAAAGCGTTAGCAGCTACGTTAGTTACGTTTGAAGTACCCCCCGCTGTACCGTTAGCGCCATTTCCACTTGTAGTTCCCGCAGTACCAGCACCTGCTGCCCCTACCGTAATTGTGAGAGTACTTGGTAAGTCTGAAGCATTAAATCTTCTAAATCCGTATCCACCGGCACCTCCACCAGAACCACCGGTTGTGATTGTACCTGAAGCTTGTGCTGCACCCGATCCGCCGCCGCCGCCTCCTGATACCATCTCAATCTCGACAAACTTAGCACCTGTTGGTTTAGTCCATGTACCTGAAGACGTAAATATCTGAACGTTAGCAGCCAAACCAAGTGTACCAGTTACATCTGGTAACGTATAAGTAGTATCGGTAGTTGTAGCGGAATTGGACTGTATTGTTACAGCCGTATTAGTAGCTTGAGGTTCAGCGTTGAATTTTATCTGTTTAAGTGGGTCTACGTTTGCTGTAATCGCAAAGTCTAAATCTGAAAAAGCACCAGTACGGTCTGAAGACCATAGATCCTGCTTTGACGAATAAATTACTTGCCCACTGGCATTTTTTACTATTGGCATCTACAAGCCCTACTTCTTAAATTTCTTGTGTCCCAGTTCAATCGAAACAGTAATGGAAGGACCTTTTTTACCTTTGTGTTCTGGCTCGCCCGATTCTTCTTTAGTATCAGACATATCATCACTAGAATCTTCTTTGTCAGAGCACTCCGGACAATTAGCTTCACCGCAGTCGCAAGCGCCTTTTCCGGCTTTACTCATCTTAAGATATTCTTCAGCAACCTTGTTTAATTTCTTCATTTTAGTCTCCTAAACTAGTTAACAAAAATAAGGGGAGTAAACCCTATTAGGACCTACTCCCCTCTTTTAACTAACTAATTAAGCTGCACCCGTTGGAACTGCAAGTCCGACGATTTTACCGAGAGCATTTCGCTTTCCGGTACCGAAGTTGCAATAGTGTCTCCAGTAAGCTTGGAACACATCGGAGTTAACTTTACGGAGGAACGTGTCCGATCCGCCTTGTTTACCCATGTCCAAAGCTTCGAGTTCATACTTCTGGAGGTGTTTCTTAGCAATTGCGTAGACAGTATCTGCTTGGCAATCTTCGTCGATGAAGATCTCTTTACCGTTGAAAGACACGGTGTCAAATCCAGTATCGAGTTTTCCATCTTGGTAACGTTTTTGTGGAACGACCAAGTCAAGATACTTACGACGTTGTTTCTGGTGCATGATGAGCATGTCAACAGATTCACCACCGACGATTTCAACGCTGTCAATCAAACGTTGAAGGAGATCGGAAGTCAAGTTACCGCTGGAAGCAGCGATACGTGTACCTCTCCAGATACGGTTATTGAGGGAGTCAATATTTTCGAAGGTCGTGAGGTCAGTAGCATCATCGATGATACCACGAAGACCCATCATTTCCTTACCATCGGTAGGTGCCGAGTCACGAACGTTCTCTTTAACAAGAGTATCAGTCGTGATAAGAGCTGCACCAATAGAGGTAGAGAAGTACACGATACCCGCAGATTTATCGACATCAAGAATACGTTTGGAGTCGATAGTTTTGGTGACGCCGTTGAATACGTCGATAACCATGTTAGCGCGAAGGTACTGAGCCGAATCAACCGAGAAGGAAGTCACGTTAGAAGCGACGTTACCTGCAGGAACAGCCAAGAGACCGTTTCCAAGTCCGAAGAACTGTCGGTTTTCGTCTTTAAGAAGACGTTCTTTACCCATGTCAAGAGCGTCGATAACGATAGAGACAAAAGCCTCATCGTCAGCGTCAGCTGCTTTAGCCGAAAGACCCGAAAACTCGATTGGAGCCACGAGAACTTTAGGTGACACTTTGAACTGGAGGTACTGTTCGTTATCGATAGTACGGAAAGATTCGTTTTCCGTGATAGCTCCGATAGATTCGTTACCATACGCGTTCACAGCTCCGAAGTAACCTTCTCCACCTGGAGAGTACTTGGTCAGGGACTTTGCGATTGCGTCGATTGCTTTGTGCTTAAGATTCTGTTGTTTTTGATATTCGCCGTATACACGTTTAAGTGCACCAGCGACTGTTGATAAATCAGTTGCCATTGTATTAAAATACTCCTATGTTTAAAAGTTAGATTTCCCTTTCGGCTCTAACTTGTCTCAAGATTTCTTGAATTGTTTGTTGTTTGCGCTCAGCTGGATTATTACTAAGTTGTGGTTTCGAAGGCTGCTTCACAGGATTCCCTTTTGGAGAAGTCACTGGGGCTTTATTAGCTTGTTGCTTCGATGCAACGTATGACTCGCGCTCCGCACGTTTCACACTGTCAAGAATCTTAGTATATTGCTCATGAACTTGAGTATAGGCTTTAGCCACATCCTCATTACTGCGGATCTTACCTTGGCGGTACATCATGTCGAGCTGTTGGTTATACATCTCGCGAAGTTCAGGAGTTACACTATTCTTCTCATGTAACGAGTTAATATTCGAAACAGCCGAGGAAACAAACTGCTCCTCCTTGAGGTTGTTCAAGTGCTGTTCAAGTTCGCTAGCCTTGGTAGCTCCACTTCGTAATTCCTTAATGTAATCTGCAAACTCTGGGTCAATACCCTTGAGACGCTCATACATTGGATCTACGGGAGGCGGAGCTTTAGGGGCTTGTGCGGCCTGGAACTGCCTTTGAAGTTCAGCTAACTGAGCACGCTGAGCATTCAATTCCTCTCTATACCGATTCTTTTCTTCGATCACTTCTTTAAAGCGAGGGTGTTCATGAAACGGTGTAGACTGTTCGGGTTTGGATTCAACTGGAGCTGCTTGCGCAGGACTAGAAGACTCCGGGGTTTGAGATTCTGGGGTAGGCTCCGATGAGACCTGTTCGACATCGGAATTGAGATTCTCTACTTCATTTTCTAACATAGGCTTTCCTTTAATACGTCCTTTGTCCGAGACGAACGGCACGCTATAAAGCCGGAGGCGCGTGCTAACGAGTTGAGTTTGTGGCAGAATCTTTTAGACCGTTAGTTCCATCAAAGATTAGGGCCGCCCCACCTGTGAAAGGGCTACAGTTACACACAGGTTAAAATTTAAGATATATTGGAGATGTTTGCTTTACCCATGGAATTATATCCACGAGAGATAGCATTAAGTTTGCTTAGAGGGTCGTTGGAGGCTGCTTGTCCAGAAGTAAGTGCAGCGGGATCCATGGTAGTTGGTCCTACTGGGGATCCGCCTACATCCATGGGATTAGCTTTTAAATCGGCGTTGATACGATCGGAAATTGGGGCATCGGTAACTTCTAGTCCACCTAGTTTTTGTTTTTGAGGAGCTTGTTGTTTTGCTTGTTCCGCTGCCTTTTTAGCATTGGCACGCATCATTTCGTCGGCTTGTAATTGAGTAATCATAGATTTAAACCGGAATTGGAGGAACTGCCATACCAGCTCCTGCTGCACCACCGGCACCACCTGCGGCTCCGGATCCACCACCTAATTTACCAAATAGGCTACCAATCATATTTAATTTTTTAAGAGGATCAATTCCACCACTACCACCCTGTTTATCCTGTTCCTCTTGTGCCTTTTTGGCATTTTCAGCTGACATTGCATCGGCTTGTACTTGGGTGATCATTTTGATTCCTTATATCTTGAGCATACTCCTTAATTGGAGTTTCTCTTTTAACTCTTTGTTTTCACGAGATAGCCTTAGTAGGCGTTCACTTAGTTCTTTAACTTGCCCGCGAACCGTAGCGTCGTAGTTAGTTACCGATTTATTCGCAAAGTCTAAGCAGTAGTTATTCATTTCAAGTAAACAGATGTTATTCTTGAAGTGCTTGCAAACCATTGAGTAATCGGTAAAGAACTTGATATCGAGTTTGGCCAGTTTAAGGCAGAAACCCAGATCTTCACCTTGAATTGGTGCCCGTGTGATCGGATCATACTTAAACTCAAAGTAAGGCTTCTCAAGCTTTTCAAATACTGAGCGTTTAAGAAGTAAACACCCAGTAGCTAAACCATCCACCCAATCCGTACCTTCTTGGGGGCAAGGAGCTGGAGCTAGGGATGTCTTCTCGGGGTTAATACCTTTATAGACTGTAAACACAATCTGTCTAAAGGTTTGACCGGGTTGAGACATGAACACCGGATAAGCTGCACCAGCTGCTTCCCAAGTAGCTCCGTATCTAGAAACTAGATCCAACACGTGATCTGGTGGTGTAACGTCGGAGTCCAACTGCCACAAAATATCACAGTCTGTAGCTAGAAAATCCTCGACAATTCCGTTTCTCGCGGCGTCGTGCATTATGCGTTGGCATAACTGCGTCGGGTATACAAACTCAATCTCATCTTTATAAAGGGCTTCCAATTTACGCAGCTGATGCGGTTGAAAATCAGATACTGATCCGATACTCGGAATACCAACGTATAACTTCCAGCGTTTACCTGTGGCGGGATTTAACATTTGTTGCTCTTTCTCAAATTTTCGAGAGCAGGCAAATATTGCAAATTCCAAGGTACTGTTAGACCACATACGTTTTTCCCATTTATAGGAACAATGTGATCTACGTGATACCCCTCAGGTCTTTTACTATAAAAAGCTCTGATCTCGGCTAGGTTGACCCATGGAGGGGTAGACTGTTTTAGTCGTTTATGTCGAGCTTGATCCGACGCAGATTTATAAAGCGAATACTCAGGACTTGATCTAAAACTAGCAACCCATTGTTTAAACTTGGGTAATCTAGTGTCCCTATGAACTTGATTAAAAACCTTATTACGTCGAGTATACCAATCTTTATTTAACTGGTAGTGATTTCTATTGTAGACAGTTCTTTGTTCTTTCTGTTTAGGTTTTTGTCTATAGCTTCTCATGTAGCAGGGTCTACAGACCCCTTTACAGTAAGATTCAGCTTTTTGACAACCGGAACAAGGATTGAGCATCTACTATTGTAGAAATTGGTCTTATAACCTAGCTGGGCATCGTCCCAGGAGGCATATCAGCCCTCATAACGCCTTCTTTGGCGTTCTGGGGAGCCCCCTTGCCAGCCCCTTGCACGTCCGTAGGGGCGTTGGGATTCTGTCCTGGCATAGGCTGTTGACCTAGTGCAGCGGCCTGGATAGCAGCCTGCTGGTCCTTCTTAGCCTTAGATTCAAGGTGTTCTTCCCTATGTTGCATATACGCTTGCTGGACTTCGGTAGAAGCTTCCATCCAAGATGGTTCTTTCATACGTCGCTCAAGAACCTCAAGATGTATATCATCCTGGTCAACTTCTAGGACAACTGGTTTCTTCTCGGGGTTATTCTGTATATTATCAAGGAGATCATTCTCCCATTCAGCACGCTTAATGTCTGGTCCCACGTCATTGTCAAAGCCCATGATACCCATCTGCCTATTGTATTCCATACGATTGGAAGGAAGGGCAAGATTAAGAGTACCAACCTGCGCGGCTTCCTGAAGTCGCATTTGAGCTACAGATTGTAGTTTAGGTACGTTTGAACCAGCTTCAATGATCACGTTACAGTTGTCTAGTAAGTCAGTACCTAGGAACTTGTTGATGACCTCATCTGACAATTCCTTATTTTGACTCTTAAGCATCTTAATGTAATCGGGGCGGGGTTCTTTATACCCAGTGGCGATGATTTTAAGCTGTTTCTTTTGATCATTTTCCACAAATCTCTTCCAACGGTCGAGAATAGGGAATAACTTTCCAGTTCCTACTTCGTACAGGAGGGAAAGGGCAGAAGCGGCATTAACTCCAGGGGGTCGGTCACCTTTAAGGATATCAATAGCACCCATGACATTCTTTAAGTCTTCGACACGCTGTTGGCGCTCGGCAAATACAGAGTTATCCACTCCAATACCAGGAACAATCTCGGGCTTACCGTTTTCAGCACGATAAGTGATCTGTTGCCCTGGTCTACCCGTCCATTGGCCCGGTTCGATACCAGATCCAGCGGGAATAAGCTTCTGGGGCATAGCCATAGTCTTACGAGTTAAGATAATGGTCGCATCGATAGAATTGATCTGCTTTTGAATTTCACAAGCGTTATCAACCGGACCTTTACCCCAGAAACGACCAGGAGGAATCTCCCAGCGGCATTCTGAGTATGGATGCCAGTCGCCTAGCTCAATACCATCGGCAATAGCATCTCCAACGTACAGAGTCTTACCGGAACCGACGACAATACGTCTACCTTTAGAGTGTGCTTGCGAAGGAGCTTCGTAATACTCTTTAAGAACTACTTGATTAGTGAGTTCGGTATTACCTTCACCGCTTTTAGCAAGCTTTTCATCGCCTTTTGTACCAGCCGAGTACTTAGAGTTCCAAAAACGCTGCATAGAAGAAGAAAGAGCTGTTTCTTCTTTAAGTTCGAGAGCGAGACCTGTGTAACCTTCGTCTTGTTTTCCATATACTTCTTTTACCCAACTAATAGGGTGTAAACCATATTCCATTACCCATTTAGCATCGTGAAGTCCTGAACATAGTGGGTCAACGGCAATACGGAAAGCTTCTACAACAGTGGTAGACACGTCTCCGAGTGGAAGAATGTCGATGATTGGCATTCCTTCTTCATCAAGCGCTTCAACGTCTTGCACACCAGTTTGTTGCCCAGTAGTCGGATCAAACGTAGGCTGTTGCACAGTACGTGGAATCTTAACGACCGTGGCGCTTGAAGTATCCCAGTAACTTTTCTTAAATACTGTACCATCTGCAATTAAACAAGCAGCAGCATACTCATAGTTCTCTTGTTCTTTAAGGCGTTCCCAGTTTGTTTCTAAACAAAGCTCGGCAACTTTAGCGGCAGCTTTGTCTTTGAACGTATCGGTATTGGGACGGATAGTAGAGCGAGGTTTTACTTTAATCAGGTACGATTTAAGCGTCTGGTATCCGTCAAAGATGTAGTTAGTCACGGGGCGCGGGATATACTCGTTAGCTTTAGAGACTGATAGGCGTTGCCACATACCACCCGTATCAGCACTACCATTATAGACAAGCCATTGGTCACCATCGATGAATCTACGGTTACGTTCCCACTGGTAAGATAGGCGCTGCTTAAGCGTACCGTCCTGTTTGTAAAAAGTTTCGACAGCACTAGCTAACGCGTCTAGATCATCGTTAGGGATCTGCGTAATATCAATATTATCGCCACTAGTCTGCGTGTTTGGCTGCTTGTTTTCTGGAGTTAAGATCATGTTATTCCTAATAAGTAGCGGTTAAGATTCTTAGGGCCTCAGCGTGGGCATCTTCTAATTCTTCTTTAGAAAGTGGAGGATTCTCAACACTTTGATCTTCTTTAACAGTAGTGAGTAGATCACGCTCATAGTCAGATTCTGGATATGTAGAATTATCTACACGCGAGGGACGCGTAAGATCCCGCAGATGAGAAATCTCCTCCTTTAAGGAAGCGATCATTTTATCCTTCTCTGCACAAACCTTACACGTCCACAAGCTCATTCGATTAAACTCCGAATAGAACAATGTCACCAATACGGTTGGCAACTGGGTCAACTACGGTCCAGGTAACGGTTCCACCGCTGTACGATTCAGCGGTATGCGATACACCAGTGAGAAGAGCAAACACGATAGTATTCATGCTACCGGCGGTAACTGCGATAGAAGTATCTCCGCTTGCCATTGAGTAAGACCAGAGTTCCATTTTGTACGGTCCAAGGGACCATGCACGTGGATTAGATGAAGGTTGTTGAGTGACTACGACTGCCATATTTATTGTTTCCTTTACGCTTGTAGTTTTCTGGCTTTAAACTCCCGCCGAGGTCCTAGCTTGCGACCATTGGGAGATTGAGCACGTGCTCAAAAATCTTGAAAGGGGTCTTTTGGTGGTGGATTCTTGATCTTGTGTAGCTCTTGTGCGATTTGTGACTGCGGAGTATTCCAAGAATTCTTAAAGTCACGAAGAGGGTCAACTTTAGGTGCATCCGGTCTACTCATGACCATATACCGAAGAGCGTCTACCGCGTGGTCTTTGTACTTCCTTGGCTGTTCCTTGAAATTGTTGGTATTAGACCTAACTTCACTCATTGGATCCCAGCGGTACTCACCAATTTCATCAAGAAGTGCGTGGCACGTATCAAAGATGTAGAGCATTGGGCGTTTAGTCTTCTCATTAATCTTTAAATACGATTTAACACGGTCAATTCCAGGCGTAACATCATTATTAGCTACGTAAAGCGGTAACTTCTTTGGCAAGTGGTCACAATATGTGACCCAATCGCTTAAACCCGTCTGTCCACGTGTAGCTTTAATGCTTGGATCTATCCAAATACCGTCAATTGTCTCGTCTTTAGACAGATTTGCAACATCTTTACAAATCTCCTGTATAAGCTTCTCTTTTTCATAATATTCTTTGTACACGTAGACGTTACCGTCGTAGTCAATTGCGCCCCAAAGGAAGGCGGCAGGGTTACGAAAGCCGTGGTCAGCGCCGATTATACGTTTCCAGTCGTCTGGAATCTTAAACGGTTTAATGACATGCGTGTCACGTCTGAATTCTGAGTACACCGCGCCCTCAAAAGAGTCTTCGTCTGCGTTAATTTCGCGATCAATACGCTCCTGAGACCAGGTTTTTAACATTGTATCCACGTACCCATCAGGTAAGTGTACGTTTTCAGTAGAAGGAGCACGAATGTCCATGAACAGTTTCTTACTGTCTTCATCCTTGAACATTGCTTTTTGTACGAAGTAGCGCCAACCCCATGACCGACCGTCACTGTTAGTGGTTAGGAAGCCTTTTCTAACGTGCCTACCTCGTAAACGTCCCTGTAACAGGAGGAAAGCAGCTTCACTGGTTTGACAAGATTCATCAATATAGAAAGCGTTTAGATTCAAAGACCTTAATTTGTCTGGATCTTCTAGTGCACGAAAAAGAATATTACTCTTAGTACCTTTAGCGTTACGAACTACCACGATTGCATCAGCTACTCGGTGCTCAACAATAAGCTCAGGTGGGCACAGTTCTAGGAAAGTCTTTAAAGTAGTATCCCGAAGCTCAGGGTAAAACTGTCGACCGATCAGGTAATCGCCTTCATGTATCACCGCTAGGGTTAACATAGTGATACAACCGATCATTGTCTTTCCAGAACCGATACCGCCGAGGTACCGAATGTACTTAGGACTGTTTGGAGCCAAGGCAGCATTCAGGAAATCAAGCTGTCTAGGGAGCGGTCCACGCGATACACCAGGGTTTTGTGGCTCGGGGAACAAGTTAGCTAAATTGATTGTCTTACTCAAAACTTAGCATCCTTAATTGCCTTCTGAACTTTAACGTATTTACGTCTACGTTCACGGTCATAGTTACGAGCAGCTTCACTCTTGG